GTTCCCGCGCTGTTCGCGTCCCAGGACCCCAGTGCGATATGGTTGCCCGACAGAAGCACGATGACTACGGTGTGGTTTCCCGCCGCGACCGCCGCCAGAAATCGGCGGGTGACTACGGGCTCCGTGGCTTCGTTGTAATAACAGTCCACATTGAACGGCGTGCCGCCATCGATTGACACCGACACAATTCCGCGATCGCTGTAGAGCGACGTTCCGAGGTAAAGGTTGTGGGCGGACTGGCAGGAGTACCTGATCGAAACCGAATCTCCGGGCGTGTTCATGCGGTGGGCGAAGCCCGCGTTGAACCACCCGGTGCCACCGGGCTGGTTGCTCGCTTCTTCAATCCACGACGATCCGGCGTAGGAAGTCCATCCACTGCGGCTGTCCACGCGCACGCTGCCCGGTCCTGCGATCTTGAGGGGACGTTTGGTGTTCGGATCCGAGACTGCCCAGTTCGTGACTGTCACGGTCCATTCCGTCGAGGCATAATCGGCAACGGGCCACGGGTTACCAGAGGTAGCGTTCTGAATCTGGGGCGCGAAGGTCAGCCAGGCTTGGCGCAGGAAGTTGATACCGAGAGCGGAGAAGTCGATGGATACGGCCCATGTGGCGGCCGAGACACCTCCCGTAAAAGGAGCGACCGCGGGCGAAGCCGACAGACCGCCGGAGAAAGTGGCATACAACGTAATCGAATTGCCGTCCGCGCCCACCGCCGTGCAGGTGATGACGATGACGCCGGCGGAGGCGGTGGCCGACAAGGGCAACGTGAAGCTCGACCAGTTGAACGCGTTGATCTGAGCCGCAAGCTGGTTCGCGATGAAGGTTGCCGGCGGATCGGTGACGAGCCACAACAGGAAACCAAGGACGTTGGCGACGGCTCCTGTGTTCACCGCCGGGGTAAAAACGATTGAGTTCGAAGATCCAACGCAGTGAACTCCGTGATAGCCATCAGCCAATCCGGCGAGCGTTGCGGCCACCGTGGCGCCGCTGTCGCCTCCGGGAGTTGACACGGTGTAGCTGAAGGCGTGTCCGTCGATTGTGAAGCTCGGAGTGGCCCCGACATTGTTAAAGAAATATGCGGCCGAGCCGGAGGTTCCCGATCCCTGGACGGTGTAGTCGAACGCAACGTTCTGGTACCAGACGGTGATCCGATCCAGATATCCCGGGGAGCCGGAGACCGTCACCGTTGCGGAGGCCGCCGTGTGGGTGCCGCTGACATAAGTGGAAAGCGGCTTGAGATCCACCGCGCCGCCCTCGCCGTTCTCCAGCACATAGCTGAGCGACCGCCACGGAACCCACTGGTTCGCGGGCGAATCAAGCTGCTGGACGCCCGTTGCAGTGATGTCGAACGTAAGCACCATGCCGGAAAAATCGAAGTCCGGCAGGTACTTCGAAGACAGGTAGTGACCGAAGTAATCGTCCACGTCCCAGAACATCAGCACCGCGAAATCGGCCATGTCGCGGAAGACCCCGGACATTTTCCAGCCGGTGGCGCTTGCGCCCCAGAACGACCCGGCGGCGCCGAATCGATCCACGCCCCGAAGGTGCATCGCTCGATGCGGCTCAAGCTTGTAAATCGTCTCGGGCATCAGTAGTAAATGATCACGCTCAGGTCCGAACCCGGGAATACGGTTCCGGTCGCAGTGATGTCAAGCCTCAGCGGAGAACCTGTGGGCACGGTCGGAGCCGCCGCCAGTTGAGCGGCCGTTGCAGTCACGGCGGTGCTGCCGTTCGGAATGGTCAGGGTGAGCCAGACCGTCCATGTGCCGCCTGAGTAAAACGAGATGTCGAACGTCAGGGCCGCGCCGGAAGGAGCGATTTTCACGAGCGCAGACAAGCCCGTTGCGTTGATGGAGACGATGCGCGGCGCAAGGTCGGCCCCGATGGCCACGGTGCCGGCCACACTCATGGTCATCACGTTTGGATTCGGGACGACATACATCATCCGCAGGCCGTCGCCATTCTCGGCAGAGTCGTTGCCGAAGGCGTCCTGCACCAGTATTTCGACGAGCGCGACGAACCCGGCCAGAGGCGCGGAAGGGATGGAGATGAGCGTCTGGGGCGCGGGTATCAACGTCGGGGCTATGTTGTTCAGGGAGGCGGCGCTGACAACGTCGCAGCGCCAGCCGGGTTCCTCAATGATGAAGACCGTCCCGTTACCAGGAATGCCCGCCGGCCAGGTTGTGGTGTCGATTACCGTGCCGGTGTTGCCCGTAATTTTGACGGTCGAACCGGTCGCGGCCGCGCCGGTGGGATCGTAGATCACCCGCACCAGATTTCCGATTTCGGCATTGGGCGTAAGGCCGGTGGGTGCGTTCGGATTCGGAATTCCGGAATCCGTTACGCTGTTCGCGGTCGCGGCCGAGGATTGAAAACAAAGCACCACCAGATCGCCGGCGCCAACCAGGGAGCCTTCGGGCGAGACCGTGGTCAGAGTGCAGAGCGGCGAACCAGTATCGTTACCGAGGATTGGAATGACGGAGAGGGGCTGCGTGGCGGGAAGTCCGGCTTTGCCGATGACAAGCAGGTAACCGAGAGCGAGAGAGGCGCCGAACTGGTTAAGGGTCGGGGCGGAAGGAAGTCCGATCACGATGGTCGTTAGCGTCGAGGACGCGACGGTCGCCGCCAGCCTGCCCGCATGAGAAACGCGCTTGGCGCGCGCATGGAAGGCGACCGCACTGATGTCCGGGGGGCCGTAGCCGGTCGCAAATGAGTTGTCGAGGATGATCGCGGATGTGACAGGGGAGCCGACCGACTGAGCCCCCTGGCCGATCAGCCAATCGCGATTCTTGCCGATGAAGACCTCATACCCGACCGTCCCCGCGCTGAACGTAACGCCGAAACTGACTCTTTGATTTGCGGCGGTGACGGTGAATTCGGTGAAGTTCGAACCGGGACCGTAAAGCCCCGATGCGTCGATCGGGAAAACCTGCGCGATCTGCGCGCCCCAAATCAATGCGCTGCCAGTGTGCGGCGAGATCACTGCATAATCGTCGATCACCGGCGCCGCAACGGCCTGCGAAAGCAGAGAGACAGGCCTGGTTCCATTAACCTCGATGCTTTGGCCGCCGTCATCGACCACTTGAACAAGGGAAGGTCCGTAAGTCGTGGGCGCAAACAGATATTCCTCCGCGAACGGCCTGTAAGCGATGGGCTCGTTGATGCCGGCAGCCTTCACGCTGGCGGTGAACCATGCGGACGGCGCGCCTCCCCCATTGACCGAGCGGATTTGCACGTTGTAAGTGGTGCCGTCCACCACGCCGGTTATTGAGAGCGCGGTGACCGTAGGATTGACGCTGGGAAGCCCAACCCAGGCGGTGCTGTACGCAATAGAGAAAGGCTGCGTGGCTGCGGTCGGCCCGGTGAAAACAGCCACGAGGCTCAGGTGCGTAGCATCGGCAACCGCCCCGATCGTCTGAGTAACGCCGTTGATGGTAATCGAGCCGCCTTCCATCAGCGCGGTAAAGGCCGTCCCAACCCCGACAACTGCGTTCAGACCGTTGGTCGCGCTCACGGTGCCAACGGCATAAAGCAAGACGCCCTGATACTGCACCTCGATATGACCGCCCTCCGTGACATAGCCATCGAGAGGTGCATCCCACGAAACAAGAATCGAATCGGCGAGCGCCCCGAGCGAAACGATCACCGTTGAGTCGTCGCTTTCCAGGACAAGGTTTGTCGGAGGCGCGGGAGTGAACGGATTCGGCAAGAACGGTTGCTGGTAACCCTCGGGAGTCAGTTCTTCGGATGCACTCCAGTCATAGACGGAAGCGTCGGTTTCCTGCACGTCGATCTCGGTACCGAGCACGGAAAGGTCTTCGCCTTTCGCCTGCTGTTGTTTGTCGACAATGAAGCGGTGGGCCAGAATTTCGAGCGTCTTGCCCGTCCAGCCGAACAGCGGAAGAGTCATCGAAATTACGTCCATTACGGTGAACTGGTAGCCCACCATGTTGTAGCGGAATGTCCCGGTTCCCTGCTGCCGCCTCCGGAGCAGCTCAATCTTGCAGAGCCGCTGCGCGGTTGGAGTGGAGATCGTGAACGGCAGTTGCATGTCGAGCCAGCGCCGGTCGCCGCCATCGGCCGCGAGATTGGAATCGCCGGAAAATCCGGCAGGGCCGTTGTAACCATGTGTGGCATCCTGCGCGTAAGGCGGGATGTCGGCCGGGTGCCAGTTATTCGCGGGGCAGATGTAAGTGCCCTTCACGCCGTTGTAGAGGTCGCGCACGCTCACCGTGGGCTTCCAAACCAGTGGAGCGGTCATCGCGCCCACACCAGGCTCAGGCGCGGGAGAGGAGCCATACCACACAGCAGCCCAGATCCCGAACTGACCGCCCGCATATGTCAGTCGGCCATGGGTCACCATCGCATGCCCGTATTCGAGCGCGTTAGCGACGGTCGCCTGCTCTCCCGCGAAGCCCACGGAAGCCGCTACTCCGTTGCCTCCGGAATCGACCGTTACATCGATCTTCACGGAGCTAACGAGCTTGGCGCGGGATTTGTCATGCCACGCCTTACCTGTGCGGCCCTTCTTTTTCGATGCCGCCTGTTCTATCGGGGTCCGCGCCACCAGCTCGCGGGCGACGACGTTCATCGCGGCGCGCGCGGCTCTCCCGTATCCAAGCATCACAATGTTCTTCGGAGCCGACGTCAGAAGATCCAGCGTTTCTTCGACTCCGGATATCGTGATGAGCTTGGCGGGCATGGTTAGACGGGACTGGATTCGGGCGCGGGCGCGGCGGGTTCTGGTTTGGGTTCGGACGCGGGCAGCGTCAGATTGTAGGCGTCTGCAAGCGCAGTGGTGACGACCGAGATCGTGTTCACCCGTATCAGCGCTCCGGCCTCGAGGAGCGTCAGGCGGGGCGTCGACACAATAGCCGCGAACAGCAGCCCACGCAGTTGCATCGCGGTAAGGTCCTGCAGGTTCTCCAGAGCTGCGAGAAGATTGCAGCCCGCGGCATCTTCGGCCTCGGCGATCAGATTGAAATCGTAAGCCAGCTCAAGAGTCTGGCCGTCTATTTTTAACGAGGAAGTCTTTTGCATGTTCAATTCACCTTGTGTTTAGGAGCGTCGGCGAAGACGCTCATGATGGTTTCGCCGTAGACTGGCCCTTCAGGCTCCTCCGGGTAGGGATGGAGCATGTAAGATCGCGCCTGGGTTGGCGTTCTCGGCGCCCGGAAGCTGCTGTTGACGGTGTGCGCGCAAAGAACCCCGAGCATCATCTCCGACTGGCGCATGCGTTCAAGATTTCGCAGCGCGATCGCGTGCAGCATCCGCGGGGTCATGGCGAGCCACTCCTCGTCCGAGAGGTGAAAGTCGTACCGCGCCTTCGCCCATGCATCGAGCGTTGAAAGCGGAGGCGGCGCCGGCGAACCGCTTTCAGGTTCAGGGTCGGTAACTGGATCGGGAAACGATGCCCGCCACGCTTCGATAAGCGTGCGGCGAATTCTGTCCATCGCCCCCGGCTTCAGCATTGCGCCGGCGTCTTCGATAGAGCCTTCGGATCCAGCTTCCCGAAGTGCGGCGAACAGAACTGCGCGCAGCAAGCGCGCGGAGAGTTGAGCGAGGTTGACGCGCATCGCGTCCAGCCCGGTAAGGTCCTCGATGTCGAGGAGCGCGCGGTGCGTGAAAATGATGCGCCACTTGCGGCCCGCAGCCGACATTTCTACCGGCCTGGTGAGCCTGTGAGCAATCGCCATCTTAATGGAAGACCGAGGCCGGATGGAGAATCGGCGCATCCAGCAGGAGTTCAGCCGAACGACCCACGGTTGCCGTGAGGTTTTGCGGACGCAGCCCGCGCTAGATTGAAATCTTCCTGAAGAACTACCGGCCAGAAGTCCTGATCGGGATCTGAATTACAGGTCTGAGCTCTTCGAGTTGAGTGCGGTAACGAAGCGCAATCTTGTTGTAGAGGTCCGGCATCTGTCGCGCCTGGACGGTTACCACCAAAGCATATGGAATTGACTTGGCGGCTCTGTCACTGGCTCCGCCGCGCCTGGCGTTGTAGTGGACATCAAACACCGGATCGCTGAGGGAGCTTGCGCGAAAGTTTTTCGAGGCCGTGAGGCACGGTTCCCATTTGTGTGCATCTCGCCGGAGTTCTTCTTCGGTGGCATATGCCTTCGATGAAAAGAAGGATTTGGTGGCGGCGTTCTTCGAGGTGCCAAATTCGGTCTCAGTGAACTTGGCTTTGTTCGGCCTGAACGCGACTTCGAGCCCCGCTCTGGTGTAGTTGAGTGGATCTTGAGGGTCAGTCTCCGTGGCGTAGCAAAACGTCGCTCGGATGTTCACCGTGCCGGAGAGGCCCGTCGCCGGAAGCGGGATTCTCGCCCGGAGGTAACGTCCCGGTTCGAGTTCTCCTTGGTAAAGAATGTGAGCAACACCATCAGGGCAGAGAACGAGATCTTCAATATCCGAGGGAATTCTGCCCCAGCCAACTTCGCGCTGGTCGTGGCCACCGTCCTCGGAGTGATGAATCAGCAAAGCCTTCAAGGCGAGAGGCTTAAGAACGGGGCCGAGGAATGTCTTCACACCGATTGCGGTTCGAAGTGCTAAAGGGGACGCGAAGCTGGTTCCCTGGATCGGAATGGAATGTCCTTTTCTGTCTGAACTGAGAACCCAGAACGGCTGCGATGGCGAGCCGCCGAATGCGACGATTTCCGGCTTTACCCGGCCGGGACTCCGGCCGGGCCCAATCGAGCTGTACGAGGCTCGCTTCCATTTCTTGCGGTGGCTATCGCTCGCCCCGACACAGAGCACATTAACACCATCGGCCGGCGCTTGGATGCGGGCGTTTCCAGCGTCCCAGTCGTCCTCACCACTGTTTCCAGCGGCCACTGTCACGAGCGTCTTGCCATGGGAAAACTGTTCATCAAGGCTGGCTGTCCAGACGTGAACCTCGTCATCTTCGATAGGGAGATCCGGCCCCAGGCTCAGGTTCACGAAGTCGAAAGGATTCTGCCGGAGGACGTCAATGATTCGGTTGAGGACGTCAAAGTAGTGCCCTTGCGGGTCGTGGAGCGTGTCTTTGTCGAGCACTCTGTAGTGATCAATCGCCGCAAAAGGCTGCGGCGCCGGTTCCCCCTTTTCGAGTGAACCAAAGAGGATCGCCGAAGAGACACCAAGGCCGTGAGCCTGGGAGTCGGGAACGGCCTCGCCGATGTTCAGTGTCTTTTTTCTTCGGACGAGATCTTTGGGAAGAAAATCCTGCGGCACCCCGCCGTCGAAGACTGCGACTCGAACATCCTTGTTCAGTGGCTCCAGGAGCGGAGTATCAACTTCGAACCCCGCCGGTGCGGAACGAAGCATTCCACCGGTCCACGCTACTGGGCGGAGTTGTCGGAGCGAAGGCATTTCGCGGGCAACTCGGAGGAACGAGAACTTCGCCATCTCCTCATGGAGTCTGCGCGGGGCTCTTACGGGCAGAAAGCAGAGTCCCTGAACCTGAATTCGCCGATCAAGGTCGACGGCGATATCGAGCCCGCCCAAATACTCTCGAAATCCGTCGAGGATGTAATCTTCGCCACTGTGCAGGACCACTTCGAGTAGGGGGTTGTCGGTTTTTGACCGCATCGGGCGGATCTTTTCATCGGGCGAGAGGGCGCGCACATCTTCAATGCGAATGATCTCGTCGGCTCCGTCGAGTTCCTCGGTCCACCGTCCAAACGATGAAGCCCACCTCTGAAACGCTCTGCGTGTTCCCGAGACAAACACGTCAGCCGTTGGCGACGATACCGGCTTCTGCGGTTTGTCGTCCTTCTTCTTTTCAAGCTTCGCGCCCTTTTCCGGGATTACCTGGCGCGGTCTGCTTCCGACCGGCTCCAAACCGACTGCCCTGAGAAGCTCTGAGGGAAAGAACGTTTTCGCAAGGTAAGAGGGATGAAGGGTGAGGGCGGCAACTGATTCGTTATGAGGGCAGGCCGCGGCCGGGAGTTCCCCGATCTCGGCTGCGGCGCGTTGAATTCGTGGAGCAAGGCGTTCGCGAGCTTCAGCGAACGAGTAAGCATGCTTCTTCGAAGCCGGCTTCTTCACCGGATCGATCTTCTCGGTCAGTCTCTCGCCAAAGCCCAGCAGATAATTTGCCACGTTTTTAGCTCCTCACTTCCTGATGTTTTCGAATCGTGTCGCGGCTTACGCCGGTCCACTCGTGCGCCTCTCGTTGGGATAGACCAGCCTGAACGAGGCTTAGGGCAAGGTCTGCCCGGTCTGTCTTTTTCAGGTTCCCGACCCGATCATGAATGACGCGTCGGAGTTTCTCATCGAGGGGAGTGCCCTGAATTACAGCCTCCCGCCTTGCGCGCCTGATGAGCCTTTCGATATCGGCATATGAGAGGCCCTGAAGTGTCGTCGCGAGAATTGCGCCCCATTGCTGCCCCATCTCGCCGAGGTGAAGTTCCACGGTGCGGCGTGCATCATCGAGCGAGGGCATTCCGAACTCGATGATCGCCTCAAATCTCCTCCAGACGGCGGGGTCGAGCAGTTCCTTATGGTTGGTTGCAGCGATGAGGAGGCTCTTTCCCGGCCAGTTGTCGATCTCCTGGAGAAGGACAGTCACGAGGCGTTTCAGTTCACCGACCTCCGTATCGTCGTCTCGTCGTTTGGCTATAGCGTCGAACTCGTCGAGCAGCAGAACACACGGAAGCCCCTTGGCGTAGTCGAGGATGTTTCGGACATTGTTCCCCGTGCGTCCCAGGAAACTGCTCATCACCGCCGCAAGATCCAAGAGCACGAGCGGCCGCCCCAACCGGCGAGCGATCCAGCGGGCTGCGAGAGTTTTTCCGACTCCGGGGGGGCCGGTAAAAAGCGCGGTACGAGTCGGATGAAGATTTTCTTTGTAAAGTTCCTCTTCGCGTATCCTCTCTGAGACGAGTTGCTCGATCTGTTCCTGGAGCAGCGGTTCCCAGTGCGGTTCGAAGTCCAGATGGACCGGATACTCAGGCCGTGCGAGTTGCAGTCGAGAATCCAGATCGACAGGAATCGACTCGACTGCGGTTCCGCGTAGCAGTGAGCCTTGGGAATTCGCCTCTCGCAGGAGTTTGCTCAGATTGTCTGCGAGTTCAGGCGATCGCTGCTTGTAGCGATTTGCGAGGCGTCGAATGAACACCTGGACGTCGCGTTCCTTGCCCAAGAGAGAAAGGCGGGCCAATTGGACTAAATCAGCCCACACTCTTTCAATATCGTCCGCCTCTTTCATATTGTTCTGAATCCAAAGGTATTATACATGGACTATTTTATGTTGTACAATTCAATAGTAGTCCACATCTGAGGTTTTGGGAAGAGGGCTGCAAATTTTGTTACGTCAAAGGAGAACAAAACAGAGATGGCTAGACAACCAGGGCTCGACAACCGCAGTCGTGATAATAACGGCCAGACGCGCGCAAAAAACGGCAACACTCGTGTCGGAACGCTCCGGGAAACCTACGGCGAGCACTTCGCCGAAGGCCGACGCTCCGATCTGAAACTGGACAACCTTCTGGAGCAGACAGAAAGCAGTTCGCTGTCTGACTACCTGCGGAACCAGAAAAAGTAACCAGTGGCGGCGCCAGACAGGTAACCGGGGAAGGAACTTCGTCTCCTTTCCCCGGTTCATCAGATCCGACAGGAATCTCCGTCACTTAAACGAAAAACAAACCGCACCTCCTTAAGGTGATAAGAGACATCACCGGGAGCGAGTACTTACGCCACGGTTTCGACGAGGATGCCGGTTCTCTGCAACGTGACTTTGAAATCGATTTTCTTGTTCGCTTCAAAGGGCCCGGTCTCGAAATCGGTCACGAAGCAGGTGCCGACGGCGGTATAGGTTTTCGTGTTTTTCTGCATCGGCGCGGTGATTTTGAAATTGAACACCGTTTGCGCCTGCGCCAGCGTTGTGAATTGCAACTGGGTGACGTCGCCGATGAAGTTGCCGGTCAGCTCCACCGTGCCTGGCTTCAGGATGCCGGGAATCATTTCCTCAGTCGCGTTGGGTGACAGAAGGTGGGTTACGTCGATGGAAGGAACGGTGAAGTTCTTTTTGTTGATCGACGCGATTTCTGCGACTGCGGTGTAATCGATCGGGCTCGAAGTGTCCCCGACGAAAAATGTTGCTCCGTAGCCGCTGTTTGCAAGCGATGCATTGCTCATCTGGTAGTTCTCCTTTTTGGGTGCTGTTAGTCTTCGTGGAACTGGATTTCGTACTCAAGCATTCGCCGGGGCGTCCGGCCCGGGTCGTCGAAGAAGTCCTGGATATCTGACCGGAAGCATCCGAACACGATGGTCTGGTCCGTGTCGGTGAGAGTGCCGCGATATCCGCTGAGCACCGAATTGATGGCCCTGGCGAGTAAGAGCACGTCGGCCTTCGCGTTGGCAAAGCAGTCGATCTGCAAACGCCGCGTGACGAAACCGTGCTCACCCCGCAGGCCGTATTCGCTTTGATCCGAGATGTTGCGGTAGCTCCAGCTTGGCAGCGCCTCATCCTTCGGAAGTTCCAGAAGGAAGCCGCCAGTCAAGGCGATAGCCGCCACGCCGGGGTCGGCCATGACGAGTTTTACAATGCCGGACTCAAGCATCGTTCTTGCCCAGCGCGAGGCAATTGAGCTTCAGAACGACATCGAGTTCGAGCACATTGTCGACGGACTGAATCAGGTAAAGGCCGTTTAACGCCTGCACCTGCATGTTGGCCGCGACGTTGGCCTGCCACCAGATCGACGCGATGAGAAAGAGTTGGGTTGTCTCCTGACCCGACAGAATCACGTCGAGACCTTTGACGACCTCGATCTTTGCGTAACAGGTGAGCAGCGGTGCCATGGCCACCGTGTTACCGGATTCATCGGACGCGGGCACCTGCCCGAGAATGGTGATCTGATGGCGCATTTCGCCCGGATCCAACGAAGGCCATTTCATTGGTTACCCGACGTGCTTTAGCGTTCCCTGCGAGAGCATGGCAGTTACGCCATAGGGCAGTTCTTTCCTCGGATCGAATTCCCGGTCGAAGGGCAACCGGCCTGTGAACCATTCGTTGATCAGCAGGCGCATTCCGGTTCTGATGGTTCGCCCGTCCGCCTGCCAGAAAACGGAATTAGAGTTGTAGCCGCTCGTGAAGCGGATGAGAATCGCGGACGAGGGCCACGGCGTGAAAACGTTCCACATCATGTTGTATGGCGGGGCGACGAGGCCGGGCCTCTTCTTCGTATCGACGATGTAATCGGTATTCTCGACGAGCGTCGTGGTGGCGCCGGTCGAATCCAGCAATGTGAACAGGTCCACTGAAAGCAGCGGAGCGCGCAGCTTGATGAAATAGTCGAGCCAGAAATCCATAGAGAGATCCCACTGTTTTTGGATCAGGTCTTTGCCCTGCATGTACTCGGCCTGCACGCGCGCCGCGGAGATCAACTCGGTGACCAGCGCATCTTCATCAGGGTCCGTTGGCGACCGCTGGGGCAGCTTCAGGAACGACTTGACCTCATCGAGCGTGAACGGTTCCACAAACGACTGGGGCGGCGACGATTCCGTGAGCGAAAGGGTGCCGTAGCTCTCCAGCCAGCCGTAGAGGCCTCCGTTTGGTCCATAGATGCCGGCGCCTATGCCGCCGAACTGCATTGTGTTTCCTCCATAAAGTTGAGGCTGGCGGGGAAGGCGAGCGCATCACCGTGATGCGCCCGCCCGATGACTGCTACGGAGTTCAGGCCGAGGCGGGAACGACGGTCGGAGTCGGATTTGCCGCTTGCACCGCCAACTGAACGACCGTGTTCAGCAGCGAGACAGACGCGGTGGGAGCGTGGTTTTTCTGAAGAATGGTGGTAGCCAGATTCAAAAGAACATTACCGGTGCTTGCCGGATCGGATCCGATGGAAGCGATGGCCGGAACGGCATACTTTGTTGCGACCGCGTTGATTTCGGTCAGTGTCTTATTGGGCGCGATGGCATCGATGTCCTGCACGATTGCCAGTCCTGCGGGTAGCAGGGTTTCAATTTCTTTCTCGGCCGCCTCAGCCTTCGGGGATGTGAAGAACCCCTTCACGTTTTTGAACAGATTCGTTAACCAACCCATTTGAATTTCTCTTTCCGCCCCTGACGGAGCGCTTCAACAACATGTGACGTGGGTCGTCACGCCCTGCCAGCTAAACTGGCCACTCCCTAAGCGTCTTCGGATCGCGGACCCATTCTTGTGTTTGGGCCAGGCGGTCGTACTGGACATGCCAGTTCTTTGCCCGCTCCCGCGGGTCGAACCGAGGCATGCGCTCCTGAAGAACTTTGCGCGCTCCCTGCTGCGATGACCGGATGGGGTAGTGCTTCAGGATCATCGCCTCGGGGCAAATTCTGCGGCCTGAAAATTCGGCCTGATGCCCGCCGCTCCGTGCGAGAGAAACGGGGCCCTGGTTCTTCCACGCTTTGACATGAGACAGCCTGTGATCCACGCCGTCATCCGAGTAGTGGCGGAAATACGGCTCGGGATCGCCCACGTACAACTCATCGACAGGATGAAAGCAGAAGACCCTGTGATCGGCGGCGTTATAGCCTGCGTCGTCCATCCTGCGCAGGGCGTCGATCAACGGCTCAGTTGGGCGGGAACTTCGCCGGATCTCATCGGCATCATGATGAATGCACCAGGATGCCCGCGACGCGTTTGCCAGATCTTCGACGTGATGAAGCAGTAGTTCCCACCGGAAGATGGGGCCGTTTCCTTCCGCTGGAAACCGCTCGAACCCGGCCAGGGGAAACTGCCGCGCTATACGATCGCTGCCATCCGTCGACCAGTTATCGATCACGTGCACATCGACGCCCTGCTCGATCAGATGCGCCAGCGTCCAGGGCAAAATGTCGGCTTCGTTGTAGACGCACATGAAGGCCGTCGCCGAGAATTTAGAAGGTTCCAACGCGCGCGCCCTCCGAGGCTCCCCACTTGTCGGCGAAAATCTTCAGGTTTGGCCGATAGTCGCCGGCGGAAAGAGACGCGCCACGGAAGGTACTCTTAAGCGATCCGTGATCGACAAAACAGCCGTCGAAAATCCCGATTTTCAAGCCGGCCTTTCGAACGCGAAGGCAATAATCGTCGTCGTCGCAACCGTACCCGGTGAATCGTTCATCGAGCAGTCCTACGGCATCAATCGTGCGCCGCGGAATCAGGACACAAACGAAACAGACCATCCGGGGTTCCCCGCGCAGTCCCTTTTTGTTGGCCGGCCACTGCCTCCGGTTCCCGACGATATTGCAGGTGGAAGAAATGATGCCGTAATCCCGATGCGCGGCGGCAATTCGTTGCATGGCGGTGAACCCGGCCGGCGTCTTGAGCAGGGCGTCGTCGTTGAGCAGAATCACGTCGTCGTCTCCCGCCGCGCGAATGCCGATGTTGATATTGCGAGCGAAGACGAAAGGCTTGATCCCCAGCCGCCAATCGACCGGCTCATCGCGTGGAAGGAGAAACCGTGCGGGCCCGTCGAAATCGTCCACGACGATAATCCTGCAGGTCTCGCCCGCCGCGCGGATCGCCCGCACGCACGCGCCGAGATTCGCGTCGGTCTTGCTCGGGATGATGATTGAGAGGTTTGAGTTCACTTGATCGCTTTCCACGCGGAGTGGTCTGCAACCGGCTCGGTTTTTGCAATGACCGCGGCTTTGGCCTTCGAAGTGACGTCTTCGGATTCGGTTCCGTCGTCGTCGGCTTCGTCGGCACAGAGTGCGATCAGAATGTCGGAGGCGCTCTTGATGTGCTCGGTAGCGCCGGAAATGGTTTTCTTCGTCGCCGCGCTGATGGTCTTGCCGGTCTTCAACTCCTGGGCGGCTTTGATCTCGGCAGGCGTTCGGCCCATGGTGCTGAACTCGCCGTACTCCTGCGTGAGCCAGTCGAGGTAGGCCGGAATGAATTCCATGTACACGGCTGTGAACTGCTCGATGCTGGCCGCCGAGGCGGCGATCTTCTCATCGCGCTCCATGTCCGACCAGGGGATGGAAGTCAGCGCATAGCGCAGCGCGATCCACATCTGGTACATGGCGTCTTGAAGCTGAATTTCCGCATACTCGGTCGTGAAGTCGGCCTTGGCTTCCCTGCGGGCCTTGACGCTGGAGATCTGCGCCATCTCGTTCATCGGGAACGTGACGATGGAGCCTTCCCAGAGCCGAATCTCCTTCAGGCGGCGAACGCCCTCATCGACGGCATCCTTCACCGGATCGAAGCCAATCGAGAGGCCTTTGACGATTTTGGCTTTGATCAGCAGGTAGGCATTTTTCGCAGCCGGCAGGTCCATCAATAGCTGACCCTTCACGCTGAGAGCCTCGGGCCCGTCGACCAGCGTCAGCATGCCGATTGGCGTTTTGGGATCGTGTTGCCAGAGCAACGGAACCTGATCGCCATGCTCTTTGATCGTTTTTGTGAAGGCGCCGGGCTCGATGAGATCACCGCCCAGATCGATGTTGTTGTAGACCGCAAGCGAGCCCGCGAACGAGCCATCGGGTGCGACAGATTTGATCGTCATCCGGAAGCGATGTTTCGGCGTCATTTGGTTTTTCCTCTTTTCGGTTAAGCGGATCGTTAAGCAACTACGTCATTGCCAACTGCGTCCTCGGTTGGCTTCGGATCGCCCGGAGTTTTCGGATTGCCGGCCAGATCGCCGGGGCTGGACTTTGGCGGCTGCAGCGGGCCTCCGTCCGGTGGGAGCGTCTGCATGTTGAGCTG